AGATGCCGGCAGTTTCACCTTGTTTTTTGTTTAGTTCTATTACACGGTTTTTTTCTTCAATGTAAGCGTTACGTTGTGCAACTGTGGCAGGTTTATCAGGAGGATGATTGGTGTGGAATTGGTCATCAAGATCTTTGAGGACAGCTTTAACTTCCCCGGCAGCACCTTTGATGTCTTTGTATAGTTGACAACCTTTTTTGACAGCTGCAACGGCCCCGTTGGCCAGGGCAAATAGTGTTAGCGGATCCACACGCTTGCCCCCTTAGGACCAAAGGAGCGTGAATATATAGTCTATAGATGCCATCCCTTGCTCCTTGAAATTCTTATTATCAAGTATTTATCGGAGCACTGCTAAATTAATCAGGTGGCTATTTTTGTAGTTTTTCTAGTATAATTTTGTAAAAACTGTCAATTTCGCCACCAAATTTACCTATCAATTGAGCAGATATTTCACTACAAGTATTGTAGTCGTTATAGTTAAATGCCGTAATAAAATCTCTGTGCAAGTTTTTATTTGTTTCTAATTCGGGAAATTCTGTTAACGGAATAGAATCCACAGATACCACACAATAGGTAGTGATTGGTTTATCATTCACAATGAACGTTTCTAATTCCAATATGGTGTGTGTGGACGATAACTTTTCGGCAACTGTTTTATCCCAAATTATCTGCATAAATTAACTTTTCTTTATTCCTAATCGATTATATATTTCTTGAACACCTTGCGCCTGGCTAATACAGTCTTCTAATGCATTGTGCAGGCCCGATTTGCCTTTTTCTCTAGGATCGCCGTGTACCCCAAACAACGTGCGACTATCGCGGATTTGCCAAAATTGCCAGGGTGTGGGCCAACCCATTTGTCTATAAATATTTTCTAATATAACAATATCAAATGCCGGGCCTTGGCACCAAATATTATTGACACCCACCAAGAATCGATTCAACTGTTGATACATACTTGTTAGACTTATTCTTCCTGATTCGCCCAGTGCTTCTTCACGAACATCTTGGGCCTGCTTCATCCACCACTCTAAGGTATCATCTTGTACTTGACGCCCCAGTGCCAACTGTTCATCAACATCAACTCGAAAATATATTCCGTCCCCAAATTTATCTGTAGTAAACGGATCAAACTTGACCGCACCCAAGGTCAGTATGGCACAATCTGGACGAGTTCCCAGGGACTCTAAATCTAACATGACATCTGACATTATTTTTTTCGACTTTCGGCATCAGCCACTCGTTTACGCAAATTTGAACTACTAAAACTATGGTCTCGACTGTTATGTACAATTTTAATGCCACGTGACCAACATGCTTCGTCGCCGGTGAATTTTTTGCCTTCGTATTCTACACCTAAGATTCGAACATTCAGTGGTAATATAAGCAATAAATCAACAAGATCTTGTTCTGTTTGATAAATTAATACTTCGTCAACAAATCTACAGGCACTTAGTTGTATTTGTCTTTCCACAATACTCTGAACAGGTTTATTTTTAGTATCTCCTCGATCTATCGTGGGATCAGTTTGCAATCCCGCAATTAAATAATCGCAATGATTCTTTGCTTCTGCCAGCATAGAAATATGCCCGGCATGAAACAAATCAAATGCACTAAAAACAATACCAATTTTTTTACCGTCTTCCTTGAGTTTTTTGATGTTGTTAAAAATATTCATATTATGAATCCTGTTCAATTTTTACCTGCAATGGAAAACCATTTGTTCTGGCCAGTACAGTGACTTCTATTCCTTTTTGCTCGGCTATTTCGTACGGAAACACTGCTACCACCGCAGACCCTTCTTCGTGTACCTTTAGTGTCAATGCCTCGGCTGCGCCTTCGTCGTAGTGGAATATTATTTTTAGTGTTTCAATAACAAATTCGTGTGTGGTTGTTTCGTCATTGATATAGATAACCTTGTAATTGGGAGGCTCGGGTATATTGAAATTTGGTTCAATCCGATCTCTAAATACTTCTTGAGTTTTGGATTTTGTCATTGAGTCTGTCATGATATGAATAAGGGGAAATGTTCTTCCCCTTATTGTACTACAAATTATCTATTTGTCAACAGTTATTTGCTAAAAGTAATTTGTATTTTTCTCGGTTTATCTTCGTCTGGAATCACTTGTTCTAGTGCCACTGCAAGAATACCATTTTTTACTGTTGCTCCGCAAACTTCGATGTTTTCTGCCAGCGGAAATGTACGAACAAAGTTTCGTGCGCTAATACCTTTGTGTAGGTATTCTACTTCTTCCTTGTCCTTGGTCTGTTCGCCACGTACAGTCAACAGGTTGTCTTTTAGTTCAACGTCGATTTCGTTTTGACTAAATCCAGCAACAGCCAATTCAATCACATAATGTGTTTCGTCAAGTTTAACTACATTGTGTGGTGGATATGCACCGTCGGCCTTACTATTAGCAAAAGTGCGATTCAACTGCTCAAACAAATGGTCAAACCCAATTGCATGGCGATGTAAAGCTGGTAAATCAATCGTGTGAAGTGTAAAATTTGTCATTTGTTTTCTCCTTTATAAGCAAGATGACTTTAGAAATGTAGCCCCACCCGGGCACTACATGTTTATTTATTATAGATGAAAAATTTCTATTAAAAAAGTTTTTTGGGCAAACTCTCTGCTTCGAGTTTTTTGACCCAACGATTACGTGCAGCCGATCTAGCACGTTTTTTACGTGATGTGGGTTTTTCGTAAAATTCTTTTTCTTTGAGTATACGCAGTAGATTAGATTCTAACACTTTCTTTTTGAATTTTCGCAAGGCCTTGTCCACTTGGTCATTGGTCACAATGACTGAATTACCTTTACCTAATTGTCTTCCTTTTTGATTTGCCATAAGTTTATTTATTAGAATACGCTATAGGATAGTACAAACTAAACATCATGTTTACTCAGATATTCTTGAATTTGTTCACGTTCCAAATCATTTAATAGATCAGGATTAAAGGAATTTGAATCAATTTGATTAATTAAATATTTGATGTACAATTCATTATATGCGTATAAATCTTTTTGTTCACTATCTATTTCGATCCATTTGTCGCCATTGAATTTGAACAGGCGATTTGGTAGATAATCTACTCTAAGATATATATCGCCTTTGCTGGGGTTTGGCGAAAATTCTGTTCCAAAATTTGTAGAACTAGCAGTTCCTAAATTAACTTCATTGTCGGCTTTGGGTGCGGTCGTGTCATGACTATGCATTACACCGCGATTCAAACCTGGTGCTGCTTCTGCTTGTTTTGGTGGTGCTTCTGCTGATGACTCAGGCTCAGATTCTGGTGCAGTGACATAATCACCGGGACGTTCTGTGTTGCTGATATCTGCAGGCAAGGTGTCGTCCATGGCCGATGCTTCAACATCAGTCAGTGGTTCCTGTGACAACTGCTTTTCTTCGGGAGGCAGTATATTGGAAGTTATAGGATCTACCAATGCAAACTCTATGGTTTCACCACTGATATCATCGGCCACACTGCATTCTTTGTTGGGGCAGAATGGCCCAATACCAGGAGCAATTACCAATGGTGTTCCACATTTATAGCAAGGATCCAATTTGGAATCACTGGACTCTTCTTCAATGCCTTTCTTTTCCTCTTGTACGGGCAGTTCACCCGCGGCACTATCCAGTTCTTCCATAATAGGCCTAAGGTCATTGATTGTTTCTAGCAGATCCTTGTTGGTCATTGCATTGTTTCCTACATCATGCTCCTTGCGCGCCTCTTGTTCCTCACGTTCTTCTCGAATCCACTGGAATGTCATTTGTGCTGCCAACAACATCACAATTGCCAATGGATCAAACACAACAACAATTAACACGATAACCCAAGTCACTGCCTTTTCCAAGATTGATGCATCTGGGTCTGAACCATAGATGAATGCCGCAATGTACTTGATGGGTCCAACCTCTGCCTCAACTTTGCGATTCTCTGCACGAAAGGGTGCTGCTTCGTCGTTGAGACGACTAATGATCCTTTGATTGGATTCAATGTCCCGGGCCAGTGAGCTGCGATCCTTCAGCTGACTCTTGCGTACAGCATTGGCCTTGTCTGCACCTTTTTCATCTGTTGAGCGAGCCATGACCTGGTCCACTGCCTCATCCATTTGTTTAAGTTGCCGACGGTCTGTTTCGATATTTTCTCGAGCGGTTTTGATTTTTTCATCGTAGATTGCAATTTTGCTTTGTACATCACCAGATATTAAAGTTTGATCACTGTGTGCTTTTGATAAAAATCCAAAAATACCCAAACTGGTAATTATCATCAGAATCGCAACTGCCACTAGTGCATAACTTTTCATCAACAGTGGCAAGCGTTGCCAGTGTTGTTTGACCCACGATGCAGTTACCAGCTTGCCAACTTCTAAGCTGATGCCCATAATGGCAATTGGAATAGCTGCCGCAGAGAATATGGCCATCAAGCCCATGACCGAATAATAGATGGCCACTGCCGAAATTGTCAGTCCAGAGAGTAATAATAAGATTGCAAGTATCATGAGTGTATTTAAATAAGTTTTAGTTACAAATTATAATACAATAATCAACAAATGTCAATGTATTATGAGAAATTTTCACTTGTTACAGCAATGACTGGAAGTCCTGCATTGCGTTGTATAATAGATAACTCGTCTTCGTCGGCAGAGCATTCACACGGGGCACATCCACATTCATCACAGGACTGATTACCTGCAATTTGTTTTAACAAGTCAATTTCTTGTTGTATTGGACTAACAAATGGTTGCACATTAACTTGTGCATCTGATTCAATTTCTGCAGTGTCTACAACTGGTTCTTGTTGATTGTCAATTACATCTGCTAATTTACGTAGTATTTCTGAAGCGGTCATAATATTATTTCCAAGGCCGGCCTTTGATAAGACCGCCCACGTGACTTTGTGTGGTTACAACGTTGCCAGTATAAACTGTGGGCAACTCTGTGGTATCCAATGTGTGCAATGTCCTATACCCTGCGGTACCAACTGCGGCACGTTTGGTTTGTGCCAAGGCTAGTTTAGCGGCCTGGCGTGCCTGTTTTGTTGCTAAATGACTTATTCCATTTTGTGACATACAATTATTTATGCACGAATGTCTATATCAAATATCCAATTATCTAAAAATTCGTTTCTAACTATACCGCAATGAACAAAACAGTTTGAATCTATTAGAATCTCTGTTGCCAGCCCTGAGCAGTTTTAATCCAAGCGTGTTGAACCTGATTCCACGTAGTGGCAGTGGTCTTTACGTACACATTGGCCACATTGCTCCATACCGTTGGAGAAGTTTTAATGCGTATATTACTGTTGGTTACCGCAGGTGGCACATAAGCTGGCAATAAATTATACAAAGACAATCCCACTGGAGCTCCTAATCCAGTGACAGGATTCCATCCGCCGGCAGTGGTTGCATAAGCATAATTTACGTTGGTATTGCTCCAGTTATTGGTAACCAGCCCCCCTGTTTTTCCACTGAATGCCTTGTCAAATGTACTGTTAAAAAATAAACCAGGATTAGAGTAAAATAAAGTATTGATGGTAACTGCACCATTGGCAGGACGTTGTCCATTTTTTAATGCAACAAATCTGGCAATCATTCCTGCCATGACCGGTGTGGCTGCACTGGTACCATTTAAACTTGTTAGATTGCCGTGGAAATACAATACATAATTGTAAAAAGGAGCTGCAATGTCCGGCACCCCACGCTGTGTCAATGTGTAAGGACCACTTTGTCCAAACGCATTAACAGTAGAATATTTTAGTCCAGATTGCCACGCAGGAGTGGAAAACAGCATACTTACCCCGCCACCAGAACTTTGGGCAGCGTATTCATAGTTTCTGGTCTGATTGGGATTTATGGACAATGAAGTTCCGCCAACGCTGACAACATAGGGACTGCTTGCAGGATATTCTGCCGACGGGGGACTACCTGGCGCCAATGCCGACGCCGATGAAGAGCCAAAATCTCCACTGCAACACAATACTGTTATACCTCGAGAAGCAGCCAAAGATAATATTGGGTTTAAAAAATCTCCGCCAGTTAAATTTATTTCGTCTATTCCCCAACTTATGGTTATGACATCGCAATTGTCAGCAACTGCACGAGCAATGGCATTATACAATCCAGAATTGTTGTTTGGAGCTATGTAAATTGATATGGCCGCACCAGGCACCATTGCGGCTATACAATATATATCCAGTGTATTTTCTACACTGTAGGCTCCATTATCAAAATTATTTGACATGCCGTCTACACTGACAAAATTTATAATTGGGACTGGCAACCCCATATCGGTCAAGGACAAAGCCACATCATTTTGAGAAAATCCGCCGCCCAGACTTATAATACCAACTCGGGTGCCAACACCGTCACTGGCAGGGATATTATAAACACTTGATATTGATTGCGGAGTAATATACCCGTATGGCGTAACATCATATATATGAAGACCCGGAGATATTTCTCCAATTGTTAGATCTGGAATTCGAAAAGTCATAGATTAATTAGTTTGATACCAAATGTCACCAATATTGCCTTGCCCACTGGTCGGCACACCACTGGATACCCAAATATATCTTGCTATGTTAGATACTGTTGGTACATTACTGTTGATAGTGATATTGGTAGCAGTGATATTGCCAGCGGATACATTTCCAGTATATGTTGGCAAATAAGCAGCTACATTGGCATTGGCATATGTTTGACTCTGCAATGTAGCAATTTGCCCTTGTTGAGCAAGAGATACGGAATTTTGATTTGCAATTGCAACATTGGCAGCAGAAACATTGGCATTAATTGCTGTTATACTGGATGCAAGAACTCCAGTGTTGCTTTGTAGATTTGATATTTTAACATTTGCAGCATTTAAATTTGCCACTGTGGCAAATCCAGTATTGGTAACAATACTGGCAATGGCAGCGTTGGCCGCGGTGACATTGGCATTGACCAAATTGATTTGATTTTGCAGTATGCCAGTGTTGCTTTGCAACCCACTGAT